GCTTCCCCGTCGCCGCCCATCCGGTAACGGGCAGACACACGGCTGAGAAGATCCTGGCACGCTTCGAGGCGTTCCTTGTCATACACCAACTGCCGCGACACCCCAGTGTCAACAACACCATCATCAACAATGGTAGGGAAGTAACGGGCCGTGAACCGCTTGAATTCGCTAACGACCGTGGCCCCAACCTTCGGAGACTCGGGGGCTTGCAAACGGTCCCGGTCAACGTCCCCGGTAAGGTCAACGGCGTCCAACTTCACGACAGCCGTTTGGATGAACACGCGGCGTTTATGCGGTGGAAGTGAACCGTCGGGTTCGATGTAGCCGTACTCGTTAATTACCCGAGACTCACGGAACTCCGTGGGCGAATTACCTGTGATCCGGAACCACCCATAATTGATCGCCCCGGAACCACCCACGTTATAGATGATCTGCAACCGGGTCCCGCCAACACCCAGCGGGTCATCGAACCGCCAAGCCCCAAGCGTCCCGTCAGGATCCGCCACGGTGAGGCTGATCCGCTGACCAACCTTCACACTGTCCCCGGCGTCATCATCAAAGGACCAGTCCTTGACCTGCAACGGCTCAGGCACAACCAGCTTGCCAGCCCGCCAAGCCCACACAGTCAACGTGTCAGCAGGCCTCGAACCACCCAAAGCATCCAACGTCTCAACATCAACACGACGCAAAGGAAGCTCCTAACTGAGCGGGTTTTTCAGATCATCCAAATACGTCAGCCCGCCCATAGCGTCCTGCTTCTGCTGATACGTGTCAGTCAACAACTGCACATCCCCATAAGTGAACGTCGCAGTAAGGACCTTGATCGTCGGCGCGGCAACCGTGTCAGCCTTGAAATTCCACCACGTCAGTTCGCCGCCCCACGCCGTATCAACGGGAACCTGAGACACGGACGGGGCAGCAATGAACATCAACGCATCCAGTAGGAGCCCGTCAAGGTCAGGGCCCGGACGGAACAGGAAACCGGAGCTTGACCGCAGCAACTCTTTCAGCCGCTTGCTCTCCACCGCCGAGCGCGTACCCAACGCCAAATCCAGGCCACGCTCAGCCATCCGCTCACCAAACAACGCCAACGGCTTCCTGGAACCCATCACATTGAACATCGACACATCAGCGCCATACTCAAGCTCCGCCAACGCCTGACCCCGCAAATAAATGTCACCATTCGATTGCGGGTCACCAACAACAGGCACAGCGGACTGAGGCACGAACGGATCCATCAACCAACCAGTCACCGACGTGACTGTGATCGCAGCTGCCGTCTTCCGGACAGGACCGCCCGGACCAGACAACACCTCAACCTCATAAGACACGGCCCGATTAATCGGCGCATCCCAATCAGTCACAAACCCCGCATCATTCATGATGATCCGGCGAGCACCACGAACCGGGGCCCGATCCTCATCAACAGTCCGCCACACAGTAACCACAGACGAACCAACACCAAGACCAGTAACAGTCACACCAGCCTTAGGAGCAGGACCACCAACCAGTACCTCAGCACTCACAGCAACAGCCATCTAGCCGCGCCCCTTCCGCATGAACTGAGAACCAGAATCCGCAGCACCAACAACACCAGCAGCCCGAGAATCAACCTGAGCCAACAAATACGCACCCGTAAACGGATTCTGCACATACACAGGAGGGGTCTGCTGCGGAGCCGCAGCAACCATAGGCGCACGATGAGTTACAGCAGGAGCACCAGCCGGCGAATACTCGTAACCCATTGGCTTGATCGGGGAAACGTCACCGCCGTTCATGCGGTCCAGGTTCCCGTAACCGATCTTCCTAGCCGCCGCCGCAGTCAACACATACTCGTCATTCGACAACCACGCCGGGACATCATCAGACGTTGACGTGCCAGGGCCAGTCACACGACCACCCGTAGCGTAGTGCCCGCCAAGCTGGTTCGGATCCACGACAGTAGGCGCCGAACGCTGGTCCACACGATTGAAATACTCAGTCGTGTAAATACCAATCGTTACCCTCTTACCGTCAAGCCCATCAGCCTTACCCTTGATCCCATCCAAAGTCGTGGACGCATGGTCGGCGATCCACGCATCAATGTTCACGTTCTTAGGGATACCCAAAGCCTTACGCGCCATGTCATCAGCAGCGTCACCAGTAATACCGAACTGCCCAGCAGCGGTAATCAGATCCTTGTAGCTCTGAGAAAGGCCAGCCTGCAACGTGGCCTGAGCAGCGGCGGAACCCTGCGTTTTCAATGTCTCCGCAGCGGTAGCCTCGGCAACAGTCATAGCAGCCTTAGCCATGTCGTTGTACGCCGTCTGATTGGCGCGGCCCTGCTCGGTGTGAACATCAAGGGTCTTGCCGTTTTTCGTGACAGACTCAGTGACAGCATCAATCGCGGCCTCGTAAGCGATGGTCGCGTCAGAAGCAGACAGTGAAAGCATCCCCGCGTTGAACAACGATTGCGTGAACTTCTCAATGTCAGTCACAGCGCCGGAAGCACTGAGGCCCACATCCTCAAGAGCCTTAGACATCGCCTCTGTCATCGGCGCTGAGTTGCCAACCTTCGTGGTGTACGTCTCAACCGAACCGCCCGCCTTGAGCATGGAATCTGGGACCTTGCCCATGGCGAAGTCCAAAAGGTCCTGCTCGGACAGAGTAACGCCAGCTTGGTTAGCGAGCCCCTGCAAAGCATCCTTATATCCGGGGACTGCCGCGAGAGCTTCCTTAGCGCCTTGCCCGTTCTTCTGGAACTCCGCTGTCAGCGCCTGGAAGGACTTAGCAGCAGTATCCGCCCCGCCGTTCCGGGTGATGTTTCCCATCTCTTCGCCAAGGCCCTTGAAGCGCTCCTGTATTTGCGCAACGTCAGACACGGAGAAACCAAGCAAGCGGTTTAGCGGATCAGCAAGGTTCTGATCGATCCAATCCTTGCTGCCCTGATGAGTAAGCCTCTCCACCGCAGAAGACAGATCATTCACGGTGGATACCGTCTCGCCGGTAATGATCTTGTCCCAACCTTGGAACATCGAGTCCAGGCCCTTGCCGGAATTGGTTCCAGATATTTTCTGGACCTTGAGCAGCGCCTGACCAAAATCCTCAGCAGACTTTGTTTGCTTATCACTGAAAATAGCGCCAACGACCTGCAACCCGACAAGCGCGACAGTCGCAATCGCAGCAGCCTTACCAACTCCGCGGATAGCGGACCCAGCCCTGGACCCCTTTGGTGCGATCTGATCCAAAGACGACTTGAACTCAACAAGCCGCGGAAGGACAGTCAGGAACGCGCCACCAAGGAGAAGCGCGCCACCGGTAACGCCCGCGATACCAACCGCAGCGTTCAACACGGGCCCTGGTATCTTGCCAATAGCGTCAACCAGACCCTCAGCGCCCTGCACGATGCCCCGCAAGGCCTCAGCTGCAGCCCCGCCCCCCTTAATCAAAACCGAGTCAAAGGAGCCGCCCAGCTTCTCCAAGTCACCAGCCAGCGTGTCCTGTTTGATACTCGCGGTTACAGCCGCATAGCCCGCCTCGTTGACCTTCTCAATCCACCCCTGAATACCGGCCGCGCCCTGCTCATACAGAACATTCGCGCCACGGATAGCATCAGTACCGAAGATCTGAGCCAACGCCGCGTCACGCTGCGCCTGCCCCAAGCCGCCGAGTTTCGTCTTCAACTGCTCAGCAAGGTTCGTTATGCCAACGAACTTGTCCTGCGCGTCATAGGCCGATATGCCAAGCTCACTCATGAGACTCTGCGTCTTCGCCGCAGGGTTAGCCAAGGAAAGCAGCATCGTCTTGAACGACGTACCAGAATCCGAACCAGTCAAACCAGCAGAAGCGAAAGCCGCCAGCGTACCCGTCGTGTCCTCAACCGAAAGGCCGAACTGGGACGCAACAAGGCCAGACTGCTTCAACGCGTTACCAATGTCCTCAACCGAGCCCTGCGCCTTACCGGCACCCGCCGCCAACAGATCCGCAAGGTGAGGGATGTCCTGCCCAGACAACTTGAACTGAGTCAGGGCAGTAGCCGCGATCTCAGCAGCATCGCCAACCTCAAGCGAACCGGCAGCAGCCAGAGACAGTGCACCAGCAAGCCCACCACCAAGGATGTCCTTGGTGGACACGCCGGCCTTAGCAAGCTCATCAATGCCCTGCGCGGCTTCCTTTGCGGAGAACGCCGTGTCAGCGCCCGCATTGATTGCCGCCTCACGCAGCAGGTCCATGTTCGCGGCAGTCTCATGCGTTGACGCCTTTACCGCAGCCATAGCCGAGTCAAATTCCATGAACGACTTCACAGCTAGAACAGCACCGGCTACCAGCGCGCCGCCAAGAACGGCAGACGCCTTGCCCACACGATCAAAGTGTTCTTCGTTTTCCTTAGCGAACTTAGCCGTCCTGCTCGCAAAGTCAGAAGCCGCCTGCTGGGCTGTCTTCATCCCAGCAACAAATCCCTCCACCCGTGCCATGAGGCTTATGCTTATTGACCGGTCTGCCACTTATGGCCCCCTAAAAGACGGCGCCATGCCCTACAATTGCGGGATGACGGAAAAGACGGCGACCACAAACAGGCGACCGGGAACAACGCTGCTCATAATCGGGGTAGTGCTAGCCGCAATCGGGCTGCTACTAGTCATCGTTGGGTTCTCAACAACGCATGCCACGTTGCAACCAGGAACATTCCGCACCGTAGAAACGCCCGGCGCGCCAACGCCGGTTGCGTGGATCATCCTCGCAACCGGGCTCGTCCTTACAGGTATTGGCTTCGGGAAACGCGTACTAGCAGCAATCGAAAAGTAACTACTCCCGCAAACGCGGAACAAACATCAACGCCTCAGAACCAGGCAAATCACGGTAAGCCTCAGCCGCACGACCCCGCGCCGTCGTAGCATGACAACGAATCGGCAAACCAGCATCAAAACGCATCTCATTCGCCGCATCAGTACACACAGACAACGGGCCACCACACTTAGGGCACAACCCATTCCGGTACATCTGCAAAGCAAGCATGATCGTCTGCTCACCCTCATCCCACTCAGGCTCAGGACGCGACGAAACCAACACACCCGCCCGATACTCATGAACAGTCACAGGCTCCCACCCATGAAACCGCTTCAACGAAATACCAAGCGAATGAGCCGCCTCTACTTCTGCTCGAAGTCCTGAATCATCCTGAATGCGCTGAGCGAAAAAGGGACATCATTTCGCCCCGCATTCACACGCATAACCGCCAACACAAAATCCTCATACTGGCTGTTCGTCATATCGTCAGCCAGATCATCCCACTCCTTCGCAGGATCAAATGGCAGAACCTCGCCCGCGGCGTTCTCAACACTGATGATCGACAGCGGCAACGCCTCAACCATCAACGCCTCAACGTTGTACCCATAAGACTTATCCAACGTGTTACCCTCACGCGGCGCATGAGCAGCAACCAGATCAGACCAAGCACCACGAGGCAGCCCCCGAATCAGGAACGTCACAGACGCGCCCTTCATCTCAGCCTCAATATCAGAAACCCTCTGCGCCAATTCCTTCACAGGACTATTCAGACGCGCATCAGCCAACGACTTATTACGCGCCTCGTTGAACTCAGCCTCCGCCGCCTCATGAGCCGCTTTCAAATCACCATCAAGGCAAAACTGCACACGAGTCTCAGGGCGCTTCACAGTCAAAGTCATTACATACTCCAAAGTCTTTTAGCGGGACAAGTGGGACTAGAACCTGTCCGCCCGCGGTCCCACAACACACGGGCGGACAGGTGGCACTAGCTAAGCCGCAGCAGCAGTCGAAATCTTGACCTTGCCGGTCACAAACAACTTCTGCGCGATCTTGAAAACACTGTTAGCCTCAGGCGGAAGCTCGTTATACTCACCCGGAGTAATCGGGTAAACACTGAACTTCTGAGCCGCAGCAGCCGCAGTGTCATACGGAAGACCCGTACGAACCACAATGAACATCGGCGTACCAGGGACAAGAGTGTCCTTCGCCTTGTTATAAGTAGTCGCGTTCGCCGTGTTTGTGTTGTCGATGTACTCGACCTCAAGACCACGCTGCGAACGGCCCTTCTGCTCATACGTCTGAGTCGTGCAAAGACGCTCATCCGTGATGACCTGCTCAGACAGGGAAGGCTTCCAACCACCAGCAGTCAAATAGCAGGAGATGTCAACGGACGACGCCGCGTTAATCTCAGTAGCGACCTTCGGTGCGGAAGTATCAGCGATGGCAGTGACGATCTTCACGAGCGTCATACCATCAGCGGGAGTGGACGGAATATCAGCCATAGTTAGGACTCCTTATTGGAATTGGTAGCCCTTACTGGGCTGACGTTGTATTTCGGTAAGCGGGGCGCATGAGTGGGCGGGTAACGGTCAGACTTGACCGGAACCAGCGCCCCAGACTCGATACGCCAATCAGATTCATGCACGTCAAACTCATGCCCTGACGTGGAATCCTTAACGCGGACAAACATGTGAACCCCTTCCAGGGCAAAGAAAAACGCCCCACAGTGAGGGCGTAAGTTACGGGACCTGGGAACCTGTCTGCACCCAATCGAACGGCTGATACAACGGGTTCTCAGCAGTGCCGGGGATTGTCACGTCAAGGTCAGGTTGGATAGGTTGCTCGTTCGGGACGGACTCAATAGTGCCTAGTGTCCAGCCCGCAACGGTGGGCCGTTTGCCCTCAAGACAGTTCGTTAGCTTCTGCGCAACAATCCGAACCGACGCGGCAGTCAAACCAACCACCGAAGTCCGCGACCGCAACACCCTCGAATGAACCGTACGAGCATGAGAACGACCCGCCACTGCCGGGAAATTCGTCAACACCAGCACATAAGGGAACGATGGACTAGCCGGGACCTTGTCCTTGTAGACAGTGAACCCAGACAGCAACGCCTCAAAACCATTCGCCAGAGCATCACCAGTCACAACCGGCCCGCCCATCTCGCAGCCAAAGCCTCAAGCGCCGACACAGTACGCGGTTCCTCAGAACGCAACGGCTTATCAATGTCACCAGAACCACCACCACGGCTAGTGCCGAAATAGTAGATGTTCCCCAACGCGCCACCACGCCGGCCCTTATCAGGACCACCCACATAACGAACCACGCCCGGAGAATAACGAGACTCATAAGTGATCGAACCAGCCATTCCCTTGAAATGCTCCGAACCTGACACATCAGCCTGCATCTCCGTCTTAATGTTCTGCATACCCTTCTTCAGGACAGCATCAACATCCTCAACGGCAGACCCAGCAATCCGGCCAAGGTTCGAAGCGAGACGTCGGACTTCCTCAACACCATCACTCACGCGGTCACTTCCTCAACCCGTGTGCGCTGCGCAGTCGCCCCCGTCTTATGGAAAGGATCAGTCACCCGAAACACCCGCCCAACAAGCTGAGGATCCAACACGGCACCGATGATCGTTACTACGTCATCCACCTCAAACGGGCCCTCACCAACCGGCGTATCCCACCGCGTATCCTGCACCGTATAAGCATGACCACCAGCCACAGGATTAGACGACTGAGCAAGGGTTTGCTGAAACTTACACGGACCCGTATACAACAGGGTCAGAGACGCGGTTACGTTGCCATCACTGTCCGTCACCGGCACGCCAGGACGATGCACCGTACACGTATCCAACATCAGGGCCTCAGCAGCGTTTCGGCCCTGATTAACGATGTCAACGAAACTCATGAGCCCCCCAACCGGATCTCAAAAGCCTTCGGAGCCGAACCCTCAGGCCGGACACCAAACCAAGACAGTTCCTCGTCAGAGAAATAAATCTCGCCAGTGGACAACGTGTTGTCAACGGTCCCGCCACTCACTGAGTAATCATCGATTGACTCAGTGCCGCGCACACGATAACCATCAGGGTTCTTCAACACCCGACGCACCGCACGCGCAACAGCAAACCGAGCCAAAGCCTCAGGAAACGACTCATACCCTGGGGCCTTCACAGCAAGCAGCACCAAAGCCTCAACAATCAGGCCCTCAGCAGTCGTAACCTCAGCCGTAGTGAGGGGACGCCATCCCGCAGCAACATCCTCAGGAGTCACAACAACAGCCATAACGTCCCCTCCCTAACTACTTGCTAACAGCGGCGAGAACATCGCCCTTGGACTTCGCGTCGCCAAGGTCAACGCCCTTAGCATCCGCGTAAGCCTTGAGCTGCTTGACCGTCCAGCCCTCAGAAGGATCGCCCTCAGGAACCTCATCGGACTCCGGGACAATCTCCTTGACCAGACCAGCCTCAGCAAGGCCCGCAAGATTCACCTTGTCGAACCCGTCAGGCACCGTAGCGCCCTCATAGAAATAGGTGTATTTGCCCGCAGCGTCCTTAACAGACACCAAAGGGGCAGTAACCAGATAAGCCATGAAAGGGCCCCCTAGACGCCAGTGATCTTGATCGCGGCGCCAGGCTCAGTCACGTACGGCACGCAGACACGACGGGCACGCAGGCGCCACTTGTCGTTCTTTTCCTCACGGATAACCTTCGTCTCGATGACGCCGGCCTTCGTGTAGTTGCCGCCAAGATCCTCGTCAGCGATACCACCAAGAGCGGTCGTGTCGATCAGCCACGCACCAGAACCACCAGGGATGTTCGGCGTCGGGAGAACCGTCATACCAGCAATGGTCGGGAAGCTGCCCGTGTAGATCGAGTTAGCCGAATCCTCGCGAGCACGAGCAGTCATGACCTTCTCATCAGAGGCAAGGTAAGCCCAAGTGATGTCATCCACAACAATCACATTCGGGTCGTAGCCGCGGTTCAGGGCGGTAACCTTCGACTTCGCAAGCATGATGTCACGGAGGATCGCAGCAGTACCAGAAACGGACCACGCACCAGAAGTGACAGCCTGAGTCGCGGTAACCGTAGAAGCGATCAAGGAAAGACTGATCGAGTCAACCTTCTTGATCACAGAGTTACCAAGCTTGCCAAGGCCCTTATCCACGGCGGAGAAGTTCTGACGCTTGATACCCTCGTCAGTCACCTCAGTGTCCTGACCCCACTTGGTAACCTTGGCAACCTGAGGGGTGCCGTTGGCAATCGTGGTCAAGTCATACTCGCCACCGGGGGACACAGCCGTGACAGGACGAACAGTGAAGTTGTCCTCATCCACGTCATACGTGATAGCGCCACCAGAAACATCCGTGCGGCCCGTAAGCAGCACGTCAGCAATGAACCGGTTCATCGTAAGATCCTGCACACGCCGCGCCACAACAGACGGGGTGTTCAGGAAGCGGGAAATGGTTTCGTTGTCACCAGAGAAAGTGGGCGCAACGGGAGGGTAAGAGTAAGACACTTAAAGGGCTCCTTAGCGAACGAGAACCTGGACTTTAAGCCCAGTCGTAGCGGTGGTCAGGGCGACACCAAGAATGGCGCGGGTGTTAGTAACATCCGCAGCAGTCGGCGTAGTCACAGCAGCCAGAGTGGACACAGTGCCCGCAGCAGCAGGAACAACAACATCGCCAGCAGTCACAGTTCCCGTAGTAACGAGCTCCTGCACCCCGCCGCCAAGGATGGTCACCAAATCGCCAACAGCAGCGTCAAACGCAGCCACACCAACCCAGTTCAGGGCGTTAGCGCCAGCGGGGGCGACAGTAGAAACACCAGAGACAGCAACAAGCTGACCGCCAGTGATGGTTGCGGACGCTGTCAGAGGCAGCGCCTCGCCCGGGTTTTTAACCGGAAGGTACTCAGCCATTGTTTAGGCCTTCCTTGATCCAAAGATGGATTCGTAGAGTTTGTCTTCTTCAGAAAGCGCGTTAGTACGGGGCCCCTGCGAAGGGTCCGGCGCCGGCTTCCGTGCCTTGTTCAGATCAGCAAGAATCTCCGCAGCATCAGCACGCAAAGATTCCTCATCGTCGCCGTGAAGGCGAGCAACCCACTTAGCAGGCAACCCAGTCTCAAGGGCCACCTTCTGACGGAGACTGTCCTTGCGAAGATTCGCCAGTTCCTGAGCAGCCTCTTCAGCATCACGCCGGGCCTTCTCAATCTCTGACAACTTCGCGTCGTCAAGCTCCTTCAAACGAGCACGGTTCCTTTCGGAATCCTTGTTCGCTTTAGCCAGTGCCGCGCGCAGCCGTTCAAGCTCAGCAGCTTCAGGCGCAGGCGCCGTGGGTTCAGGGTCGCCAGCAGGCTCACCAGGTTCCACAGGGTCAGGTGTTACCGGGTCAACCGGGTCCACAGTGGGGTTCAATTCGTCAGCCATCACGGCCTCCTGATCTGATTGTTTTCTTAGCCATCACGGCTGGTCTTGCTCTTCCTCATCCATCCCGGAATAGGAAAGCGCAGCGTGCAGGAATCGAACCTGCGACTTCGGTTTTGGAGACCGACGTGATACCACTTCACCAACTCCACAAAGCGCTGTAACGGGCGCAGCCCGCCCCGGCCTATGCTTATGAATCCGGGGAGTTCTAACGGCCTTAGTAGCCGAGAATGTATTTGCGGTACTCGCGTTCAACGCGGGCGGCGATTTCGGGTGTCACTTTCGCGTTCTTCGCGTTCGTGAACGGGTTGCGTCCAGCACGGACGGCATCCCAGTTAGCCTGAGCATCAAAAACACGGCGTTCGGCAGCAGTCATGGTCGCCCGAACCTTCGGATCACGAACACCAGTCTCACGAGCACGCAAAATAGCCTCACGAGCACCAACCCGTGTACCACCACGACCCAGCGCACCAAAACCCTCAACCTGACCACGAATCACGCCAGCAGGATCCTGACCGCCCGGCAAAATATACCCATACCGTTCAAGCTCCTTAAGAGTCGCCTCACGGCCCAAACCCTTGCCATAAATAGCCTCAGGAGTCAGGCGCGGACCATTCCGCCCGAAATTCCCCCGCTTAGAAGTGCCCTCAGTCGTAGTCAGACCACCCGGCCTCATCCCACGCCGGCTATTCACAACCTGGAAGATGTCACCACCATCACGGATCGCCTGAGCACCCGCCTTCGTATAGTTCCTGTCCTGCTCAGCGGGAGACAAAGACCGGAAATACTCGTAAGGGTCATGAACCAGACCCTCAGTCTCAGCAGCAGCACGAGAAGTAGTCTGCACATGCACGCAATCACAGCGCTTATGCCTGGCAAACCCAACGTTCCACCGATACACGCGCCCCGCCAAGATCGAGCATCTCGAGCATGAGGGTGGGTTCAGCATCCGTACGTAGGAAATTCGCGGCTTAGTCGCCACATCCACACCAGCAGCAGCACGACCCGCGTCGGCAACTTGCGTGCGCATGATCGTGGTCAAAAAGGAACCGCCAGACTTCAACGCCTTACGCGGATCCATCCCGCCACCAATCAGCGTCTTCACATGCGGAACCGGGCCCCACAGAAGACCCTCAAGGGTCCTACCATCAGACGCCCGCCCAGCGAACCCGGCAGGATCCACAAAATGCTGCGGCGCCTCATACAAACCCTGATCCGCAAGCGTCATCGCACCATAAGACGCGCCCGCAGCAGCAGCCTTAACCTGGACACTCGTAAGCGCAGGCACCAACAAAGGAACCTGCGCCGCCCACGAACCATCCAAAGAAGACAAACTAACCTCAGACCACAAATCAGCAGCCTGCAACACAACCAACGCCTGAAGCCGCTGCATCGCCTTGTAATGCTCCACAGCAGCATCCGGAACCATGACTACTCCCTACTGCTTGGCGTAATCCCTAGAAGGGGAAGCCCACCGCTTGCCGGTAGCATCATCACGCCACACGTGAAAATAGATGCCAATGTGCTTTTCCACGCCAACAAACAACAGACGCCTCTTGCGGGGGATCATTCGCCGTTCACAGCCCTAGCCAGGCTCGCGATGTCAGGATTCGACTTAGCACGAGCGTCCATCTCCAACATGTTGTCCCGCTGTTGCTGTGTGTAGCCAAGGTCAATGCGCGCCTGTTCGATAGGAACAATGCCCGTTTGGACCTTCTTAACTGTCGCGTCAGCAACCTGTGCGACAGTTGGCGTAGACGGATCCCGCCATACAGTCTCAAGCGTCTTAGCTTGTTCGTCCCACGCACCAGACTTGATGCGGAGGACAAGGCGCTGCACATCCTCCCAAGAGCCGCCAAAGTATGTGTGCTTACGCTCAACGCGCTTCACTAGCTGAGTCTCGGACGAGCGAATAGCGTCAGCGGACGCGGGATTGTCCCCCACGAAAGACAAATAATGTGGCGGCAAGGCGAGCATCTGAGACGCGAGCTGAGCCAAGAGCTTGATGGAGTTATGGAACACCGTCAGGTCGGACTCTTCAAACTGACCAAACTTCACATCTTTATTCTCGGAGCCCCATAATGTGCCTGTATCTCGCGACCACACGCTAATCGGATTTCCGTTCGCGTCAACAAAGTCATTCGCGGATAACCCAACAGCCCAGCGTCGAGGCATAGCGTGATACTCCGCGCTAACCATCATGTCCGTAGCCATCTTGTTAGCCGCATCAGCGACCGGAATGACATCCTGGAACTCTGACAAGCCATCGGGGCGCAAGATCCGCGGACGGTTCACTAGAGGAACAACAGGGACAACACCCAGTCCGTGCTGATCTTCTTCGCCTTCGGCGGCCCACCCGTCCTTGGTGCTTATGAACGATTGGGTGGAATTAGGAAGGTACAGAGTCGCACGCTGAACCGCATCCTTACCCTCGCCATCCTGCCAACGCTTGATGGCTGCGGAAACCCTGCGCGTCCTGGGATCCCGCTCAGCAAACACCTGAAAAGGGCTCTCAACAGTCACAATAGGGTCGCCTGTATCATCATCGGCAGCGCCAACAATGACATACGAGCGTCCCAACACCAAGGCATCCAAATGAGCCTGCTGAGACTGCTCATCAAGACCATTGGCTTGCCAAATTCGCCAAAGCTCGTCATCCGAGGATGACTGCCCGCGATACCGGAACCCCTCAACATCAAGGCGATTCTCGTACGCCTCCGCGCCGAACCTCAGCCAGTTGAGAACCAATTGGCTGACCCTGTCGCCAATCTCCGATTGCATCGCCTGAGCCATGTACTTCAAGGGCTGCTCACCCTCAAAGTACTTATCAACCCGATCTAAACCGGGGATCTGATCGGCAAGCTTGGCATTCAACCGAACAAGGGCATCAGAAACAGCCATTTGGCCCTCCTTCGACTAAGAAACAACAACCCGGCGCCGCTTTGGCGTGGGGTCCCAGCCGCCTTCCCTGGCGTCACTGGCGGCAGTGTGAGCGAGAATCCGCGCCATCACAGCGTCAATCTTTTGGTGATCGGCAGGCTTAATCAGCACATACTGCTGACCCGGTTTCGCAGCCTTACGAGCATTCGCCATATGAATGGCGGCAATAGGGCACCCATCGTGCGTTATACGGCGAGTGGAAAGATCAATCTCAAAACGCTTAATCTCCGCATACATCGCCTTGATACGGTTCGTGGGCCACTCAAACACATGCTCGTCGCCGTACTTCAAAGACCAATCCCCAATTTCAGAGAACCAATCCTGCGGGTCACAATAGAACCTCTCGACCCTGTACCGCGAGAACAGTTCATCAACCGCTGCGTGAACCTCAGGCCGGGGGATTTGCCCGTTCCACTCGGCAGGGTTCCAGATCGCGGCCCGTCGATCAGGACCATAGCGCGGGCTAAACGAAAACCCATCGAATGTCTCAGCTTGAATAGCCGTCCAGTCATTGTTTTCAGAACCATCGAATCCAAGGCAGATCGAAGTTCCGTCAGGCGGGTTAGGTAACCACTCCTGCATACGCGGCATCCCAGGCACCATCCTTCAACCAAGCACCAGAACCAGACACCAAACGATTACCGAAAAACCGTTCAGCCTGCGCCCGATCAGTCTCCATAAGCTCCGAAGCTTCACCCTCAATAGAGTTCAAATCAACCCACGGCGAACCCTCATACACGTACTTATGGATCAGGGCCCTATCGCGCTTGTTCCCATACGACAAATGCGGGGGAGGCTGCCGGAAGAACTTGAAAACATCCTGCGACTGCGACTCAAACGTCCGCTGCGCCGTACTATTCTCAGAAGGATCCCAAGCATTCGTCGTCTCAATCGTCCTGCCACCCATACCAGCAGCACCACGACGCTGAGTCTCAGCAACCTTGATCATCTTGTTCGTCTTCGTATACAGCCCAGACTCATCCTGAAACGCAAACGAAATCGGGTTACCAAGCTTCGACTGAGCATTAGACGTAACCGCATCAATACGGTCCATGTCCTCATCGCCGCCCTCACCCACAATGCGGATGAAATCCTCACGGATCAGCAACAAATCAGACAACGGACCAAGCCGGATCATCGCCTTCAACGGGCGAAGAATGTTATCCACCTGATCCTCAGACGTGGCAGTCAACTGAATCAACGGCGACGGGTGACGAACACCCTTCGGCTCACCAGCAATGTACTCATACGTCCAACCACAACCGCAGCCATTATCAGCGCACGAATAAACATCGCCGTCCTCAGCCCAACCAGCGAAAATCGTCGGCCCAACAGCCTCGCCAGTAGTAGTAGCAGCAGCCCAAGGGCCCTTACCCGTCTTCTGCGGAGCAACAACCTGCGAACGTCGATACGTGAACGCCTGGTTAAGCAACGGCTTCTCAGGAACCCACACAGCATCAGGACGGATCCGATAATGATTCGCCGTGCACCAAAACTGCCAATCAGACATCTTGAACGCAGCACCACGAGTAAACCCATCAGGCACACGACAATGCTGCTCATACCAAGCATCCAAAAGATCCCCAAGCGTAGGGAAATCAACCAGGAACCCGTTAGTCTCCACCGACAGCCCTCAGACGGCGCTTAGGCGCAGCCTGAGACGTAGCAGCAGGCTTCTCGTCCCGCTTCTCTTGCACTTCGTCAGCAGCAAGCGCCCAGCCGTTCTCTTTCATCCCGGCAGGAGTCAAACCAATCTGATCCGCAAAACGATGCAACGAATTCTTATCCGCCGCTTGGGCATCAGATGACTCACACACAGCCGCCGTCCGCACCCACAAAGCCACGCTGTACCACCGCCAGGGTTCAACGAACCAAGCAGCAGCTTGCGGAGTAGTCCACGCCCAAGCCCACAACTCAAGCTCACGAGTGAACCTCTCCTGTGTCGCATCCGCGTCGAACTCGCGGACAGGCTTACCCTTGTCATCCTTGTACGTGTAGTACACGTTGATCTTCCCTAGAGGGAACGCCGGCGCCTCACCATCAAACCCCTCGCGCGGCAAGGCAGAGAACTTTAAGCCACGAGAATCTGAACGGGCGGACAAAGGATCGGCAGGCGGGCCAGATCTATTCCTAGCACCTCCACGCCCCATGATGCCCCCTCAAAATAGCCGGTTCCCCGGAAGGTCTGAACTATCCGCGCGGTACGGCGCCCTCACCAGCGGTGGGGCAGGAACCTGCGGTTATGTAGATCCCCCACGTCGTCATGCGGCGCTTTGATGTCTCCATGCAAGGCCTTGTGCAGTGTCTAATGTGAGGTGTCGGAAGCGGCTGTCAGTGAATGGCAGAGCCGTGCGAACGGGCGGCTTACCTAGTCTCGCTCGCTCGGCTGCCCACTCTTCCAATGTCAGGTCACACTTGTCAGAGTTGCACAGGTGACAGGCGGGAAGGATGTTGCCCATGTCATTACGTCCGCCACGACTCAGGGGTACAACATGATCGGGGTCAGGCTGTTCAGCCATGACCACATCGCAGTAGCTACAGCGCCTACCTGATGCGATCCACAGCTTGATAACTTCGCCCCATCGGTATGTTCCTGAAGCGCTATGCTCTCTGGCTTTACGTGCCCGTCTTGATACTCGTGCACTGCACTGGTCCGAGCAGTAACGACTGTAGTTGGCTAGCACGTTGTGCGGGTTGTATTCGGTGAAGCGCGTGCCACAATCGTCGCACGTGTTGCTGACGTATCTGGAGGCGCTTTGCTTGGGCGGCGTCCAAGTGCTTGCCTTGCCGTACCATCGAGCCCAGTGGTCTTTAGGTAGTACGCAGTATGGTGTGGCAAGGTACTGGCGGCATTGGTCTGAGCACACCGGACCATACTTGCGTCCACCGCCAGTATGCTTGAGTACTTCTGTCCCGCACCATGCGCAGGCGACCAGCTTCTTGACGTGGCGAGTGGGCGCATAAGCCTGGTTGTAATGGGAGGCGCATACTCCTCGCGCTCGCACAAATCGGGTGCATCCATCCTTACTGCATTCGACTGTGGACTTATCACGGTTGGCTTTGCGGCTGCATTGGATCGTGCAGTACTTAGCTTTGCCGTGGCGGTCAGATGGGATGGGACTTTGGCAGAGGGCGCAGGTGCGCATGTGTATTCTCCATAGGAATGCGTGAGGCCCAGCACTATGGATGCTGGGCCTCACTGACACAGGCAGCTACTCCTGTGGTTCTTTTGTTTTCAGTTGTTGGTGCGTCCGCTCGTTGCGGTGTTGCATCGGACATGCTCAGCGCCGCGGTATAGGTTGCGGTCGTGGTCATCGTGTCCGAGGTGGAATGGTTCATTTGCTGGTATTAGTTCGCGGCATCGCCAGCAGATGAGCGTGCCAGCTTGGTGTTCTTCGATGAACGCTTTGCGGAACTGTCGATGTGCGTAGTCGTAGCCGCGTGCTTCTCGTGAGCCTCTTGCCTTGTCTGCTTCGCGGCGGTGCTTGAGGCAGGTTCCTTGCGCGGTTACTTCTGGGCATCCTGGCTTGGCGCATATCTTCTTGGCGCGTGGCATCAGGCCCATCCTCGTGCCCGGCACAGTAGGTGCCAGTCGTTGGGTGTGGGTAGTGGTGCGTGTGGTGTTCGTAGCCCTGCCGCGTTGACTGCTACTTGGGCGAGTGCACTGCATGTGGTGGGTGCGCGTTGAGCGAGCCACGTCTGGATCCACAGTGGCGTGTCGATGCGTGTGATGGCTGCAACAGCGTGTGCGACACAGGAGAGGTAGTCATAGCGGACGCCGATGGAGTGTTCTGCTATCCCGGCAACAAGGTGTGCTTGTTTCTCGGTCATCGCATAGTTGGACCAGGCAATGTTGGTGTAGTCGCTTATCAACCGGCGTCGTGTGCCGCCTGGTTCGGAGCTGATGCAGTGCGTGTCACTGGTCGCGATGATGCAGTGGTGGTATTGCCATCGTGTGATGCGGAGTATTGCACGGCCCATCCAGAATCGTTTGTCCGCTACGAGCCCTACCTGACCAGTGAGCATGACGAACACCTACTGTCTGGTTGTTCTGATTCGTGGGCACAACTACGAATAAGGGCAAAGATTCCCGGCGCTTATCGAGTCTTGATCTGCACGCAGTCAATGTCCGGCAGAGGCGTCGGGTGCCTACTCACATGACCTACGTGGCAGCGTGTCCACTGCTGCGGTAGCCACCCATGCGGTCCTACCTGCCGTCATGCTTTCGCTGTGGGAGCAGTTGGAATCGAACCAACCGTGCACTGATTTACAGTCAGCGCTGGCACCTTGCCTCTTCTACTCCCGTATCGAATAGCGCGGAATGCACAGGAGTCGAACCCGCTACCGTTTCACCGGCCACTGTTTTCAAGACAGCTTCCCACCGTTGGGGTACATTCCATTTCGAAGCGATAACCGGAGTCGAACCGGTCTGTGCTGTTTTGCAGACAACCGGCTAGCCGCTCGCCCATATCGCCTTGCGTGGGTTTCCCCGGATTCGAACCGGGACTGTGCAGGTTTTGAAGCTGCCGTCTCTGCCGTTGGACTAGAAACCCATGCCTGACCGTTGCTCATGTACAACGGTCAGCGCTGTTTAGTTGTGGGTTGCCGACTGCTTCTCCTAGGAACGCAGTGTGATCTGTCTAAGATTGCGCCTCGGATTCGGCGCACAGGTCGGGCCCTCCAACGCAAGGTGAGAACTGGACGGCTGCCCAACTTCCTCGGTTGTACGAGGCCAAGTTGCCATTGGCGCCAATGATGTGTAGGCGCTCATGGTCGTCTACGACCCACTTGGTAGCGTCATCGTAGAACGCGATTGGAATATCAAGATCTGATGGGCTGACTGCGATGCGGGGCATGCTGTTCTCCTTATTGACATGATGATGTTTTATTTGTGTTGCCGTACGTGCGCATTCGTGGATGTCACCGTACGGCTACTTCCACGTCCTCAACCAGCGACGCGGGCGGTGATAGAGCAGTGGGCGTCTCACATCGGATCCGGCCAGTTGCCAATTCTCATCGTGCGCTCCTGGTTTGTGTGGCGTCTTGGAGTTTCTTGGTTCCGCGTACCCAGTGGCCGCACGTGCATTGGTACATGCGGTATCGCTGTACGTTGGCGTATGAGGTGCCTGCCCGGAACTTGGAGAGGTCTTTGTTGCCGCAGACTGGGCAGCCCCATGCCTCGCCTGTGTACATGCTCAGGTGCGGGTGGTTCGGGATCCATGCGCGCAGCCGGTCGTACAGTTTCTCGGTGAGTACAACGTCTTGCATGTTGTACTTCCGCATTAGTTCCCACGCTTTGTCATCACCGGCCATACACCGTACCCATAGTTCGTGACCCATGTGGCTGGTTTTCTTACCAAGCCCGAGCTGCTGGGCGACGTGGTCAAGTTTCCCGGAAGCGAACTTGAACTGCTTACGGACTGTCTGGAGCAGGTCCACGTTCTTGTACGGTGCAGGCGGGTTCAGGCCGGCGAGGATGAATTCGCGGTTGAGGTGTTTCATGTCAAACCCGGCACTGTTGTATCCGACGATCAGGTCAGCTTCGGAGACGAGCGCGTGGATCTTAGTGATCATCTCGGCGTGACCGTCGTGGTGGTCGCTAAAGAACAGAACTTCTTTGTCGCTGTACCATTTCGCGGCTACGGATATGACGGTCGCGGTTTCCTGCAACTGGGAGAGGCTGATGTTCTGATTGAACAGACCCCACACGTGGGCGAGGTTCGGGGCGTTCTCAATATCAAGCGTGAGGATCCGGACCTGCTTGGCAGCGGAGGGTGCGATCTTCGGCGCTAACCGTTTCGCGAGGGCACCCATTTAGAGCCACCCGCATGAGCAGTCAGATTTCCGGTGCCTGCGTATCGCGTGTTCCGATAGTGGAACGCCCGCGTCGGTGAGTGTGCGTGCGACGCCGATGTTTGTTGCGTCGGAGTTGAGCAGGGTTTGGAGTGCTTCGCGGTCGGCTTGGTCGCCTTCGTTCATGACTCGGCTGATTATGCAGCCTTTGGCTCTGCTCATGCTCTTTGCCCCTTGCTCATGGGTTGTAAAGGTGACCGTTCTTTGGTGCTTCCGGTGAACTTGGTCTGTAAGTTCCGGTGTTGCGTTCCCGGCTGATGCTCTCCCGTGGGAGCTATACGTTTCGGGTACGTTTTGGCAAAGTCTGCGGGAATCGAACCCGCGCTTTCGGTTTTGGAGACCGATGGGCTACCACTACACCAAGACGATGCGAGTGGGCTGGCAGGAATCGAACCTGCTGAACTCCTGCACGCCTGCGATTAAGCCGCGTATTCGTTCAGCCCGTGCCCGAGCCCCAGGATCGTTACATGAGCCCGGGGAGGGCAGGTGATCTTCCCTCAGCACCTAATGGTCTGGCCGGGAAGTTTACTGATTGGCGGCTGCACCGTACCCAAGCTGGTTCTTTCCTATGTGCAGTTCTTACCTAGACCTAGGCCAATCAAGTTTGTTCCTGCACATGGCAGCCCATCACCGATGAGCAGCGGGTCGGGCTTGACGTTGGCGGAAACCAGGGGGTACGTCGCCACGCTTAACCATGTGCAGGAAATCTATTTGGCTGTGCGCCTGATCGAGCCGGGAAGGATGAGTTCGCGGAGGGCTACCACGGGAAGGAAGAGTTGCCAGTATGTGAGCCCAAGTTCAGGCGCCCATGACGCGATGGCCCACCAGATGATCAGAACACGCACGGCGAGGCCGATGAGCGCGGAAAACACGAGGCCTAGGGTTTCGTGCCATTCAAGTTTGGGGTTGACTATTTCTACTTGCGTCGCCATTAGACACGTACCGCCGTTCCGCCGAGCTTGGTTGCTGCGGCGTTGGCGGTGCGGTAACCGTCGAAGTGATTGAGCGGCTTGCCTTCGTTGTCGCGGAAGGTTTTGCCAGCGTTGTTCACTACTTTCCAGTTGTGAACGTCTTTGTATCCGAACGTGCGGGCCATATCTGCTCCTATGGTGTGGTTTGTTATGCGGGTCCGATGTTTTTTCGGGCGCCGTTGATGTTTTGGAGTGCGCGGATGATCGCGGACCTTGCTGGTTGGGTTTGTAGGCCGTCGAGCGCGGCGTTGAGTGTGGTGTAGCAGCCGGTGAGAAGTTCGGCGTCGGCGTTCTCGGCTATGGTGCGGAGACTCGGCGTGTGCTTGTAGGTCATGTTCCTGGTTTCTTAGCTGCTTGACCCTCAACCCAGTGGTCATCTTTGATGTGTTCGGTGAGGAACCGGGTTTCGTCCAACAGGTGAAGGACGTTGCAGCGGGCTTTGATCACGGGCATGTGCTCATTGGCGTGATGACGACACCAGAACAGTTCACCATTGTCGACGTAGCCGGCTTCGTTGATCCCAGTTTCGATGTTGACCCGCACATACGCTCGACTGCCGCACGCGTCACACCGGTGGGATGCGTTGAGGGTGGGTTTGTCCAGATCAGCAGCCATGGTGGGGCCTCCCGTGCGTGGGTACGCAAAAGGCCCGACTGGAAGCCTGCTTTTCGACGCAGTCTCCGCATGTTCGACGCGGAGTTCCATTCGGGCCTTGCGGTGGTGCGGACTTCCTAGCTACCGGAGAAGCTATTGATCCACTATTCACAGAATACTCGACAACCTACTTGATTGCAAGGTGTTTCTACTTAATTTTCAAGTAGGTTGGTTTCGACGCTTAGCTATCTCACGTTCGATATACCACTTCGCCTTCTCCAAGTCTTCGATGGCGTCAGCTTTCAGATCACACCGCCAGATGTATTTGAGCGCGTTGCCGAGGTTGAACCCCATATGCTCAGTTATCTGGATACACTCAATGCCGCTGGGGTGTCCGGTGTAATGCCGCGGGTGATTAACAACATCGGCGCTCATGCTGCTGTCCCGTCGATTGGTTTTTTCTTGGCTTTGTGGTGGAGGTCGAGTACGTCTGATAGCCGGTATTTGGGTTTTAGCGGTTGGCCTTGTGGGTCGTGTTGGTCGTTGGCTCGTTCGAGTTTGTTGCGGTTTCCCCATCGCCAGATGCGGTCTACGGTGATGTTGATTCCGTATTCGGGTGCTGCGAGTGCGCGGGATAGTTCTGCTGGTGTGCCGATGTAGTAGTTGAGTGCGGTTTTTGCGTGGGCCCGCCATTTGAGGACTTCGTATGTGGTGCCGCAAGTCGAGCAGCGTGCTTCGGGTTGGCCTTTGACCGCGTAGAGGTCGGTTTCGCATTCGGCGCACCGACCGGCAAACACGCGCTGTTCAATTACGCGGACTACGTTTTCGCAGGTGTTGAGTAGTTTGTTGAGCTGCACTTGTAGGTCGTGCGCGTTGGAGAGTGTCTTGATCCGGCGCATGTTCCCGGCGAGGTAGTCTGCAATGTCACCGGATCCGTGCCCATGCAACGGGTTACTCTGACTAGCAATCCGGAGTGCAGTGTTGAGTAGGAACCGTTGCAACTCGTCCAGGCTCGACACGGCATCCACACTGACAGGTGCGGGCGCGTGAAGGGCTTTACTGCCGCCCATGCGCTCACCATACGTAGCGGTCAACGTCAGCCGTGGGATGACCTGCTCAACCTCAGCCACCACACCAGCGACCTCACCCAACCGCACCTCAAACGCGTCACCACACGGCGTGCACAACCAGATACCATCCGTGGTCACGTTCCCGCACTTGCAACTCAACGCGGCTTCCTTCCATCTCCCACTTCGGAGCCTTTCAGGATTCGCTTGCTTGCAACCTCGGCCAGTTCCGCATATTCAGCCTCAGTGAATAGTTTGAAGGATGTCATCTTCACGGCTACCAACTTTCCTGACTGCTCGGCTTCCCAGCCTTCCAAGGTGGTTTCATGATTCAGGCCCATGCGGTCAGCAAGCGCTTTGCCTAGCTCCATCTGGAACTGGTCGTTAGCCATTCATTCGCTCCTGGTTTGGTGTTGGCATTCTGGCTGGTTCAGCTTTTCGAGTTCAGCGAGGATCTTCCGCAGGACATTGAGTGTGTCAGTTGCTATTCGGCCCTCTTCCGTGTGCACAAAGCTCACGCCTCGCTCCTGTCCTGGTGTTGGCATTCTGGTTGGGTGAGGGCTTGGGCGAGTTGGGGGATGTCGTATACGCCGTTGCCGCGCATGAGGTCGAGTAGGTGACGGGCGCGGGCAAGCTGCCGGGACGCATCACACATCGGTCAGTCGCACTTCTGCCTCGTCGGCCTGCTTCCGGAGCTTAGCCGCGCGTTCCTTGCACCACTGGGCGAACTCCCGGCGCTCGTCGTCAGACAGAACGATTTCCACTGCTTCTTCAGTGCGATCTCTGTGACGTCGAAACCAGCGAGGGCCCTTGACCACAACATCGTGGATGGTGCCCGGAGTGACGTGTTCGAGCAGCCCTCCGAGGCTGTCCGCTGCGCGGGCCTGCTGACGGTAGTGGTCCGCGTAGCGAAGCTGGGAGCGTATGCGCTCGGCGGCTTGGCTCATGGTTTCTTTCCTCCGGTGAGTTGGGCGAACAGTTGGGGGTTGGTGTGGGCGAGGTTGGCGAGCTTCCGGGCCAAATGCGGCGGGACAGGAGGCTGGGCAGGTTTCATGGCTGTCCAACTAGCGTGCCGCATAATGCGCAGTAGCCAGCCTTGATCATGCCCTCATGCCGCCGCTTCGCGCAGGCCCGGCGATGTTCTCGGCTAGTGGTCGGAGGTGGCCAGATTGACCACTCGACAGGCTTTTCAAAGACGCTTTCCTCGGTCATGAATGAGTCGCCTCATTCAGCGCCAGGACCGTGCGGCACGGGTAGACCTGGCCGCATTCGGTACAGCGCTGTGTGAGCGTGTATGGCATGGCGCCCTTTGCGTGTAGTTCCAAAACCATGTCCGCCAGCCCTGCGCTCACAGCTTGCCTCCGCCCGCGATGTACTTTGCATACTTAGCCATGTCCGCGATCCTTCCGTCAGCGTAGAGTCCTGCCTCGTTGCGCTCACTTACAACCTTGGCAACGTGAGCTCGCATAGCCGCCTTGACCTCTGGTGCTGGAGGAACGAATGTTGAGGGCTTCTCGATCCTTGCTGGCGCCGAGCTGTGGATGATGCTCATATTCCCTGCTCCTGGTCTTTTGCGATGGTGTGTGCGGTGAGTTTGAGTTCCCTGATGAGGGCCTGAACTTGTTCGGCGTCCAACGTGAACTTCTCCTGTCCGGCAGGGAGTGCCATATGCAGTTGGGCGAATATCGCAATGTCGCCAGGATGATTAATGAAGCCCTGGGCATCAGCGCTGAAGATGGCATGCGCGTGACGATTGCCGTACTTAGCTTTCCCACCACCAAATTGAGTGACAGATACGCGCCAATCCTCATCTGGAAACTTGTAGTGAACAATCCCATCGAGGGGAGATTTGATGTGGAAGCCAATCATGTGTGGTCCTCTGCGTCTTTGAGTAGGTCGTGGATCAGGCGTTTCGCGGCCCGGACTTCCCGGTAGTCGTGGTGGTCTTCGTCCAGGCCGTCTACGATGCTGGCGAGTTCTCGTAGGGTTGTTGCGCTCATGGTGGGCTTCTTAGATGCTCGGGGTCCGGGATGCTCAACTACCGGGCCGATTAGTATCCATTCTACTTGATTTTCAAGTATGATGGACGATTTTCAAGTAGATCGGTAAAGAAAAAAATAATGCCCGGATCACCCACGCCACCATGCCGATGATCAGGGCCAACCACATGCAACCAGTCATCATCCACGAACAAGCCAGCGTCAACGAAACCATCCACGCAGGCCTTCGTTGTCGGGTGGAGGTTGTTCGGGTCGTACCTGCCGCGGCGTGGTTTCCAAATGTTCGCGACCACACGCACAGGCCGGTCAAACGTGATGAGACCTGCCGGGACCGACGCGGCTGCTGCTTCCCGCCACGCTGCCGTGAGTTTAGCTTTTGCCATCCGGTGTAGGCGCTGGTTTGAGTTGATCCAGGCTGTTGGTGATTCGACCCAGACTGACAGTAGCTCGCTCATGCCGCGTCCCATTCCTGGTCTTGGTCGCCTTCACGCGCCCTGGTTGCAGCAGCCCGCATAGCGTTGCCCTCACGCCGGCCCTGCTCGAACAACGCCATGAACTCAGGGGTTTCCCGGATCTTACGCCGGTAATCAGCTTCGGTCTTCGGGCGCCTCAACGTGGTGGCCTCAATTTCGCGGGCCTTATCCACGGCATACTGCCCAGCCTCACGCGAAGTCCGAATATTCGCCGCCCGCTTCGAGATCGCCCCCGGTGTCGCAGCAATGTTCTCGTGCGCCTTGTAATGCTCCAACACCGCCTGCTTAGCCACAGCCGAATCAACAGACCGTAACGCATACGCCCACGTCTCCGCAGCCGCCTGATTCAAATGCACACGCGCATCAACCTGATTAATCCAAGTCAACATCGCAATCGTCTCCCGCTGATCCACCTAAGCCTCCAACTCAAACGTTGATTGTTCCTGCTGCTGTTGCGCGTCCCACTCCTGCAAAAGCGCCATACCCTTCGCAATACCCCGGCTGCTGTGATCCTGCCTCTGCCCCTGGGATGGTCTGGCGTTCAACATCCAATTCCGCCACGTAGCAACCCAATCCAGCTTCGTAGCTTCCTTCCCAGACCTAGCCACCCAGTAGTTGATGAACTTCTCAGTCTCCAAACCAACATCAGCGTTCGGGGCCTTCGTAGCGGCCCATTCCTTCATGGCATCTGTGACCTGAAAATCCTCACGGATTCGGGTGGCCCGCTTGCGGGGCGTCACACCACCTTTAGGTGGTGTTGGATCTGTATCTAGATCTGTATCTGTATCTGGTAGAGGTTTGCTAGGTGTTTGCTCTGGCATTTGCTTAGCACTTGCTAGACCATTTGCTTTCGCTTTGCCACCCTTAGCGCCGGCTGTTCTGCGACGTTCCCGCAGGTCAGCGACCTGTTGGGCACTTTGTTGGTGCTCCAAGTAGTCGTGCATTACGTACTGGTTTTCTTCTTCACGGATGAACCCGACTGCAACAAGTTCGCCACGACTTTTCGGCGAAAAAAAACGAACGAACTGCGCTTTAGTGAGGAAACCATCGTTCAAATTCCTGGAACAGTAGCACCACGCTTCCACCAGTTGACGGAATGCTTTGTCGCTTAGTTCGATGGTTTTGGGGTGTTCGGGGAATCCGTTGTGGAGCTTGAAGAACAGCCGCTCATCGCTCACGTGGCCTTACCTTTCTTGTCGCGTTCGCGTTGTTCCCGCATGGTTTGTTTGCGAGCCAGGTCCGCGTCCTTACGATCCTGCCGGCGCTGCTGATCAGAGGCGACTGTCATGCGAGGGTCCTTGTTGCCACATAGCGAACCACTGGCACGCTCACAGCGTTTCCGCATCCCTTATACCGCTGTGTGTCGCTGCCGATAGTCCAGGCATCTGGGAAGCCTTGGAGTCGCTCGAACTCGGTAGGGGTGAGGCGTCGGATGGTCGAGCCGACTTGGATCTTTGGAACTTCTGCCCCGCCCGTTGTCGCACCTCCGGTTGAGATGGTCGGAGACAGGCCGGCGGGGTCGTAAAGCCTCTGTGACTGGCTCCGAGCCCCGGTTAGTTCCAGGATGGTCATGCCGCTGTGGTTGCCTCCGCTGTTTCCGCCTGCGGTGAGTGTTCGAGCAACTGCGGTTTCTGTTGTGAGGCCGACTGTTGTATACGGGTTGCTCTGTCGTGGGGCAGGAAATACTTGGGGTCGGGGCGTTCCTCCAAGATTTCCGACAATGTACACGCGTTCTCTTGACTGGGGGACGCCGTAATCCTTGCTGTTGAGTACCTGCCACTGGACGTCATACCCCAGTTCATCAAGGGTTCGGAGGATGGTTCGGAAAGTCTGCCCCCCCTTGTGGCTGAGGAGCCCTTTGACGTTTTCGAGGATGAAGTGTCGGGGGAGGCGGGTGGAGAGGATTCTAGCGATGTCGAAGAATAGTGTTCCGCGGGTGTCTTCGAAGCCGAGCCGTTTTCCTCCGATGCTGAATGCTTGGCAGGGAAATCCACCAACGAGAAGATCGAAGACTGGAAGGGCATCGGGGTTGATGGTTGTTGCGTCACCGTAGTTGTCATGGTTGAAGTGCTCCTGGTAGGTTGCGATTGCGTGCTTGTCTATCTCGGAGTAGCCGACGCATTCAGCTTCTATGCCCAGATCTTTGGCGGCTTGCTCAATGCCTAACTCGAACCCGCCGATGCCGGAGAACATCGAGAAGTAGCGCACCGTTTTCATGCTGCTTTCCTTTTTTGGCGGTCGTGTTGGGCGGCTTCGGCTACGGGGGTGCGCCTGTTGGTTACGCCTGGACGTCTGCCATCTGGTTTTGGCGTGTATTTGCGGAGGACGGCGTGTTGAGCTCGGGCCCGATCTTGGCCTTTGTCATATCCGTGGCGGTAGGCGCGTTCCGTGATCGCACGGGCTTGGTCGTAGGCGAGTTCGCGGATTGTGGTGGCGTTCGCTTCGGCTTCCCGTATGGCGTTGTCAGCTTCTTGTTGTGCTGCTTGGAGGTCTAGGAGTGTGGTGTTGAGGGTGGCGCGTTTGTCTTCGAGGCGTTCGCGTTCTTCGGCTATGCGGGCTTCGAGGTTAGCGTTGCGCTGTCGTAGTTGCTTGGCTGTTTGGGCTAGCTTGCGGCCTTCTGCGTAGAGTTGTTCAACTTCTGCGCGTTCTCGTTCGACTGCTTGGCGTGCGGCTTTTGCGGTGGTTGCGGCGCCGCGTACGTATGCGCTCACTGCTTGCCTCCTCGTGTGTATGGGCGGCAGTCGATGCAGTGGGCGGGTTTGTTTTTTGCGTGTGTTGTTCGTTGGATGCCGCAGCGTTTGCAGATGTAGGTGTTTGGTACGCGGGTTGGGTAGGGTCGGGTTCTTGCGAGGATGCTCATGGTTGGTCCCAGTTGTTGCGGAAGGTGGTTGTGGTGACGTTGCAGGGGGAGTGAACGCATGTAGCCCACGTAGCGCTGTGGTGGTTGCGTTCGTGCCATTGGCGGATGTTGGCGAGGTTGTCGGCCATGGTGTCTTTGAGGCTCATGCGTTCACTCCCTTAGCTGGTTGGGTTAGAAGGCCGGGCCTGCGGTTGGTCCATTGCCCCATCCGCCTGCGTCTTGTGTTGCGGGAGGGCCCCAGGGATCTTGCTGCGAGGCGGGCTGTGTGCGTGCGGGCTGCTGCTGGTTCCCGCCGTTCGCGGGCTGATTGCGCGGGACAAGGCCAACATGTTCAGCAACAACATCCAGCGATTCCCGCTTGGCGCCGTTGTGTTCGTACTCGCGGGTGCTCATGCGGCCCGAGAAGGTGACTTTGCCCTTGCCGCCCTGCCCTGCGATCTGCTGGTCCAGGGCTTCGGATGCGCCTCCGAAGAGCGTGACGTTGAACCATGTTGTTCCGCCGTCTACCCATTGGCCGGACTGGTCTTTGATGCGTGCGGTTTCGGCGGCTGAGAAGCTGATGCGCGGCTTCCCGTCTTGCCCGAACTTGAGTCCGTGGTAGGTTCCGATGTTTGCGGTAGTTGATACGTTCGCCATTTGGTTAGGCTGCTTCCGTTGAGTGTGCGTATTTGGTGAGGTTGTCGGGTATGAATCCGGACCACATGAGGTCGGTTTCTGGGTCGCCGGTTGAGACGATGACTACGGGTGCTTCTTTGAATCCGAGTGCGCGGATGGCTTCTGCGTCCTTGGCGTTTTCTGGTTTGGTGACATCGGTTTCCTGGAACCGGATGTCTCGTTTGTCAAGCCACCGTTTTGTTGCCTTGCACGGTTGGCAGTTCGGTTGTGTGTAGATCGTGATGGTGCGGGTTTTCAAGCTGCTGCTTTCTGTTGGTAGGGCATGGGGTCTAGTGCTCTTGTCCAGTGCCATGAGCCGTGCGGGCAGGTGTAGAATCGGACTTCGGTTTGTCCGCCGCGTGCTGCCCATATTTCGGCGTGGGTTGCGCGGGCTTCGTCTATGCCGTCACAGGCGACTTTGGAGCAGGCGCACCGTGGGTAGGTTTTACGAGGCGGGCGCTTCATTGGGGGTTGCCATTGCGCGGATGCCTTCGAGGACTTCGGTGGAGGCGTGGGCTTGTTGCGCTGCGCCGTAGAGGGCACGGAGCGAGTCAACGTCACCGCCTGCCAACTCAGCCTCGGCCAGGAAGTCACGCTTGGGTGCTTCGGTGAGTGGCTGTACGGTGACAGTCTCACGCTTGCCACGGGTGGTGGTGACCTTGACGTTCAGCACGCCGTCGATGTGGGAGAGGTGGGAGATCCGGATACCACCGAGTACGTCCCTGCCAAACTTCACTGTTGGGTCTTGGAAGAGTGTGACTCGCCGCCCAACCCAAACGTCTGACTCGTCACCCCAAGCCTTCATCAGAACCCGGATCATGGTTAGTGGTGGACGCCATGAGCGTGCTTCACCTTCTAGCTTGATGTCGTACTTCTGTTCCGCGGTGCCATCCTTGGCGCCGGCGATAGTGAACGTTCGGGGGCCGCTCAGGAAGTCATCGGCGTTCCATTGGTCTGAGCGGGGTTCTGCGGTGATTTTCAAAAGTTCATCTCCTGGTCGTTGAGGCCTAGCAGGTCTTCGGTTTGGTAGACGGCGAATGTTGGGAGTTCGATGGGTTCCGATGCCGGGTATCCGGGCCAGTTGCCGGTTTCGGTGCACTCTTTGTAGATGCGTTTGGCGCGGTCGTTAAGTGCGCGTCCCAGTTCGATTGCTTCCCAGTCGAGGGTGACCACGGAGACTAGGTAGGGTGCGGTCTTCTCGACTAGGACGAACGTGAATGGGAGGGTTTCGCCTGTCGCTGCTTTGACGCCGTCGATGTAGTGGGCGTTTGATTGGTGGTAGCCGAAGTTGTAAGCGGTCTTACCGAATTCGCGGGGGTCTGCGTTGATGGTGGTTTTGAGGTCAACGAGTTGTCCGGGCTTCCATGCGTCAGGGCGGGCTTTCAGTGCAAGGCCGTCTTCTTCCCAGAACACTGAGGCTTCGGCGCGGTGGCCGGTGAACAGTTCGCGGGCTACTGGGTGGTCCATTACTGCGTCCCGCATCTCCATGACTTGAAGGAATTCTTTGCGGAGTAGCGGCTGCCTTCCATCAGCAAGGACGGCAACTTTCGCTTCCTTCGCTGCTTTCGTCAGCCAATTGTCGGCGTCTACTGTGACGATGCCTGAAAGATCGTCTTCCAGGATGACCGAGTGGGCTGCGGTTCCGATGGTGAACGCGTCAGAGTGTTTCGGGTGTGTCTTGTCCCATTGGTAGTGGGCTGGCGTGCGGGTGGCGAGGGTTTTGAGGGATGTGGATCCGAGGGCTGGGTGTGCGTGGTAGTCGGCGTTGCTGATGCCGTCGTAGATCCCTGGTTCGGTGATTGTGGCAGTCATTCCATTTCCTCCGCGGGGATGGTTTGGGTGATGGCTTGGTCTTCGTGGCAGGTGCAGTCGGGGTTGTGTTGTTTGCGGACTGTGGCTGCGAGGGTTGCTGCGGAGAGTAGGTTGCGGTGCTCTTCGGCGTAGTACTCGGCGGGGGTCATTGCGTGGGCTTGCTGAATGTCACGCCCGCGTTCACAAGGGCTTGGGCTGACTCGTGGTCTTCGATCCAGAACATGCAGCTTTCGTTGTGTACGCGTTCGATGCAGTGGCGCTGGTGGATGGTCAGGGCGATCTTCTGCGTCTCGTTCATGCCGCCACCTGCCTAATAAGCCCCACAAACATGCAAGCCTCGTACTCAGTCAGCCCGTTCGCCCTGAGGGTGGCGACCATGCTTTGATCCTCAGCCAAATCTTCTGGGCTTGTCTTCGTGCCGTTCATGCGATGTTCCCGAGGATCATTTGCCGCAAATCGGGTGCGTTTTTGGCGAGGTATTTTGCTGCGGCTCGTCGTTCGTGTTCGGTGGTCGTGGTGTTGCTGAGTAGCATGTCGCGGTTGAATACTGACGCCCCGTTTACGAGGTCGTTGGAGGGGACTAGTTCCAGGTGGCGGCTCATCGGGTTCTCGTTTCTTTGTCGGTGGTTGGGTTGGTGCAGGTGGGGTGGTGGTGTGTGGTTGTTACGGGGAACGGGCCAACGTATTCGCGGGTGGCCGTGCAACGCTCATGGTTCGGGGCTGGGTTGAAGGTCATTGGATTGGTCCTAGGACGATGATGAATTTGGAGAGCGGGCCCATGTCGCCGCACTGTTCGCATTTGGCGAGTTCTTGGGCTGCGGATTTGATGGCGTTGGCGGCTGGGGTGCATCGTGCGGTGATCATCCCTACAGGGCCTGCGCAGGGGTGGAAGGACTGGACGTAGTGGGTTGCTTGGCCTTCGTGGTGGAGGTATTTCGGGTCTGCGTGGTTGGCTGATTCGCAGGGTGGGGCTTCCAATTCGCCAACCATGGCTGCGATGTCAACGTCTAGTTCGATGCCTGTTTGGACGGTCATGGTTTGCGGTCCTCTACTACCGCCCAGCGGATGAACACGCCCGCCATGACACAACCGGCGACGATGAGGGCGATCATGCCGCGACCTTGAGGCTCTCGAAGGTTTCGTTTCGCTTGGCCCACACGGTGCCCCAGTACAGGCATTCGGGAAGGTTGCCTACCTTTTCAAGCTTTGCGCCGTCGAGGACGCTGATTGCTTCGACCTTGTATAGGAGCCCGGTGTAGGGGAGTCGTTTCTCTGTGATGGTGACGCGTGGGCGGGTTGTGAGTTCCTGGTTGCGGAGTCGGTCGCTCATTGGTCTTCTCCTTTGCGCCTAGAATCGGCGTCGTTTTCGTAGCGGGTTTGTTGGTGTTCTTCGGCGGCTTCCCGGTCTGTGTAGTAGAAGAAGTCACGCGGCTCACGGCGGGTCATGCGAGGCCCAGCCTTTCCTTGATCTGCTGTGCGATTCCTCCATAGTCGAGGCCATTCAGGGGCGACTCGTTCGCGTTCGGATCTATCCACAGGGCGATGAGGTTGGCGGTCCGCTGCTCGTATGCGAGGGCCATGGTCGCTTGCGCGAGGTTGTAGTTCTCGCTGCCGTTGTAGTAGTCGCCCTCATCAAAGTGCGGGTTGCCGGGGAGGTGGCTCATTGGTTTTCCTGTCGGTAGTTGTTGCGGGTCATCGTGCGTTCTCGATTCGGGCTAGTTCTTGTTCAAGGACGGCGAGGTCTTCCTGCATTTGGCGGATCTCGCTGGTCATGCCGCTACCTGCTCGGTGCTGGTGGTGTGGCGTTTGTCGAAGCCTTCGCCTTGTTGGATGTACCAGCGGGCGGGTGCTTCGTAGACGGGCCATTCGGGGTGGTTGGGGAACGCGGTTGCCGGGGTGATGGGGTACCAGATCATGCCGCAGTCCTCCGTGCGAGTCGTTCTGCTTTGAGTTGGTCACGCCGTCCGTCTTCCACGACGTTGTACGCAGAGTTGTAAGGGGATTCACGGTGACGTCCTTGTCCTGCCGTGATGTGCCGACCCAGTTCGACGTACGTGGCGAACTCGTTACCGAACTTGAGGAAGGACGGCAGGTTGACGTGTCGGCCTTGGCGTTTCCCGAGTTGGAAGTATTCGCGCATCACTTCGCCTGGTTCGGGTCGGGCTGCCGGGGCTGTGAGGGTTTTCATTGGTTTCTCCGTTTCGCTTTAGTGCCGACGTTGGGGCGTGACCGGGTTTCTTTGGCAGGGGTTTCTTTGCGGTAGAGGGCAATGATTTTCTCTACGTCTTCGGGTGTGAACCGGAACTCTGACCCGATCTGCAAATGGGGCCAGTTGTCTTGTTTTCGTCTTCGGTAGATCGTTGACCGGCTGACTTTGAACAAGGCTGCGAGGTCTTCGAGTGTGTAGAGCAGCATGGTGTTCAGTGCCGGTCAACGTCGTTGTATGTATGGAGGCGATTGCGAAGTTCAATAACCGCGGCTTCAGCCTCTGAAAGATCGTCGTGGTTCCCGGCGGAATGCTGGCGCCCGTGATGCATCACAGTTGTCCGCCACTTCCTGCTGCGCTTGGACCACGAGACTCCACGCACTCCGGAGACAGAGTTGCTGTTCGCGGACCTTCGGTTCTCCAGGTTCTGCTTCGCGGAGGCTGGCCGCAGATGGTCAGGGTTTACGCAGCTGGGGTTATGACAGATGTGATCGATCGACGCGCCTTCTGGTATCTCGCCCACAAGCATCTGGTAAGTGACGCGGTGGGCGAGCATTGAACGATGCTTGCCATCGGTGAATACAACGAACTTGCCGTATCCATTTGAGTTCTTACTGGCAGTCCATTCCCAGCACGTGTCAGTCTTGTTGACCTTCGCCCAGAGAAGACGTTCCTGAAACACGTGGACGCTCATGCTGCACCGACTAGCTCGGCGCCGGCCATCGGGAGGCGCTGCTGGCGCATCTCTGGGTCCGGGCGCTTGATGACGATTGGTTCTACTTGGAGGAACCCTGCAATGCGGAACAGGACGGCGTTGCTTAGGTGCTTACGTCCGGTGCAAATCTGAGAGATGAGTCCGGGGCTGACGTTCGCGCCCCTTGCCAGTTCTTCCTGGGTGATCGGTCGGCGGTTCATGTATCCCTCGGGCGTTTGTTCCGTGCGGAACATGAGTGCTGCGAGGGTTCGTCCTACTCGATAGTCTTCCGGGTCGATGTTCTTGGGGGCCTCCCGGATACCCCATTCTGCTTGGCTCATGAAGTAAGTCTAGGTATTGGTAGGTATTTGCGCAACCCCTCGCTAGGTATTTCTAGGTATTGGCCTGAAGGTTCCGCGCCAATTAAGGGAAGTAGGGGTGTCGCTCGAAAGTATCTTCGATGCCCATTTGACCGCGCAATACCAAGGTTCCGGGCTTAAGCTACTCCGGGCGACCGTTGCAAATACCTAGAAACTTTTGTGAGTCTAGGTCCAGTAGATGCAGGTACTTGGATGAGCAGAACGAGTACCAGCAGGTATCTACAGGCTCCGCAATGGAGTACCAGCAAGTATTGAGAACCAACACCAGCAGGGGGACATTGGAGTTATGAGCACACTTTTAGGATTAGAGGACGACATGGATAAGCAGGATGGCCGCGACTATGGGCACGAAGCGATCCTTCGTCGCCTAGGCTCTTTGGCCCGACGCCGGCGCGAGGAGATGGGCTTCAGTCGAGCCGCACTCGTAGAGCACTCTGGTATCCGCTCCGATGCCACTATCCGCGACTTCGAGTTTGGCAAGTTCGCGCCTCGTGAACTAACCCAGACCAGGCTAGAGAAGGCGCTTGGCTGGAGGTCGGGCATCATTGGTGAATTGTTGAGTGATGAAAACCGGGCTGCTTCAACTATCCAGATGGAAGATGTGGACCAGTATGATTCGCCCACCGCTGATCCGATGGCTCAGATCCCAACAGGGCAGCTCTTGCAGGAGGTTATCCGGCGCTTGTCGGTTATTCTTGACGGTTTGAACGTCCAGGGTCAGCATGTTCTCTCCCAAGAGATGCTTGGTTTGGCTGCGATGGGTCATAAGCCTGAGCATTTGGATGATGATGGGGATGATGACATTAGTGCTTTTGGGCCTAGCGCTAACTAGTTTTCGTACTGGTCGGTAGCTTTTGTTGTTGGCTAAAGTGTCAGACCCTCACCCTTATCCTTAATCCAGTCGTTGGCCGTTGGGGTCGGGGTGTGAGGTTATGGGGGGCTGGCTGGTGGCTTTGGTTTTCAGGGTGCGTATGCCTGATGATGTGCCTGCGCGTACTAATGGTGTGGATATTTGGGTTGATGATCGCCTGGATGAGATTCAGACTCGGTGCGCTATCGAGCATGAGCTAACACATATTGAGTACGGGCATAGTACGTTGCAGTCTGAGGCGGTGGAGATGGCTGTCCGGTACGAGACTGCTAAGAGACTCCTGCCGTTGGATAAGGTTGTTGGTGTTTGTAAGAACGGGAAGAACCTTGGGATGGTTGCTCGCGATTTGGGGGTGACTAAGCAGGTACTCATGGATCGGGCCGCGACGTTGACGGATGAGCAGGCCGTTATTGCGGGCTGCCTTAGCTGTCGGTTGTGTCCTGTGATTCAGGCCCGCTACTCAGGCCACCCGTCAGGTATGCGCATGTCCGCTATGCTCGCCGCCTAAGTAGAAACACCCAGAACCTACTTGAAAATGCCTCCTATCTACTTACAAATCAAGTAGGTAGGGGGTATTCTAGGTTAATGAGCACACAAACTACGCGGGCTAAATCCCGCCTGAAATCCATGCTAGTCACGGTCGGGGTCGCCGGCCTGTTAGCGGTCGGTGGTGCGGCCCTCCCCGCAACACCGTTAGCCCCAGCGCAACCTGCCGAAGCCGCCATGTACACGTCCTGCTACACCGCCATGAACGGGTCACGATGGTGCTACCGGTACGCATGCACGGCGCGTGAAGAAATGTCCGGCTGCTACGAAGGCTGGGTACGCATGAACAGCGTGTGGTACGCATGAGCGGCGCAGACCCCATTGAAATGACAGCCGGGGCTGACACGCTGGCATGGGACATCTTCCGCGCCGACAACGCAAGCATCGACCCTGATCTGTTGCGGGCCGACTTCCCAACCGAAGCTGATTACGCAATCCACATCGCTGAACACCTCCGCGAACTCGGATACGCCAAGCCGCCGAAGAATGTCAAGGGTGATAGTCCGTTGGGCCGGATCCGGGAGCTGTTCAAGCAGCTCGACTACTGGGAACGCGACGGGCACACCACGGCAGGTATCGACTACCTTCGCCGCCACTTCAAGGACACCAAATGACCACCATCCCGTCCTTGTTGCAGCCCCTGAAAGACCGACTCGCCGCAGCCACACCCGGACCGTGGACTGATGCTTTGGGGAAGACGTTCAAAGCGGTTGGCAGCATCGCTGACGCCCGCCTTATAGTGAACGCCCCCACGGATCAGGCCAAGCTCATCGCAGCAGTGGAAGCGGTGGAGAAGGCGCGACGGGATCTATTCGAAATGTCTACTGATCCCAAGCTGGAACCACTGGCCCGCGCCGTATACCGCGATTCCAGCCGGGCGATCTTCACCGCCCTCACCCAGGCGTTGGGTGGTGACACGGCATGAGTGAGACCTTGTTCGATACGTTCACGGTTCATTGCTTCTTCCAGCGCTGGTGCGACCACAAGGTGACCGGCATCGACCCGCAAGCCAATCACGACGCCATGGAAGCCCATTACGTCGACGAGCACTACGGCAAGCATCTTCAAACGGTGTACCGGGAAGCAGGGACAGCATGAGCGCACGTGTGGAAGCCGCCGCCCGCGCAATGTCCCCGCGTGTATGGGGTCCTCAGGTGTGGACGTTCGCGGCGCACGGAGAAAGCCCGACAGCGGCACGCGACCGGGTACAGCGAGAGTCGCTAGCTGACGCCCGCCGAGCACTCGCCGCCGCTGACGCGATCACCTTCAGTGAGGCCGCGATAGAACGAGCGGCGAAACTGCTTTGTGCGGCCAATAACCTCGGCCTCGATTACTGGGAGGGCTACCACGAGTTCAGCTTGATCAAGGAGAAGTTCCGTGACCAAGCCCGTGCTGTTGTTGCGGCGTTGCGGGAGG